GTGAAGGGGTAGGAGGATCACTTTATATTGAATTTTCTAATCCAATTAACGGAGAAAATCAAGATTTGCAGATAGATCCATATCTTCTTGGTGTTTGGTTAGGTGACGGATATTCTGCAGATGGTAGAATCATCGCACATAAAGATGATTATGAATTTTACAAAACAAAAATAGATGTTGAACACGAGAGAGTAGAAAATAATTGTATTAGATTTAAGTGTAGAGGATTGAGAGAAAAATTAAAAGAAAATAATTTATTAAAAAATAAACATATTCCACAAATATATCTACGATCATCAGTAGATCAACGGATGGAATTGTTACGGGGATTGATGGATACTGATGGTTCAATTACAAAAACTCAAACATTTGAATTTTACCAAAAAAATTATGAATTTATTCTTCAAGTTGTTGAACTTTTATCTTCGTTAGGAATAAAATCCAGAGTAAGTAGAAAGTTAATCAATCAGTGTTGGTATTATACTGTTCGTTTTCCTAGCAAGGAAAATATTTTCAATCTTCCAAGAAAATCTAAATTAATAAATTTTGACGGAAAAGGTAGACCTCAAAATAAAAGACACTATATACAAAAAATAGAAAAGGTTGATAGTGTCCCAGTTGCATGTATTCAAGTAGATAGTGATGATCATTTATTTTTATGCGGAAAAACATTCATTCCTACACATAACACAACAACTGTAGTATCTTACTTATTGCATTATGTAGTTTTTAACGATAATGTAAATATCGGAATTTTGGCAAATAAAGCTTCCACTTCAAGAGAGATACTTGGTAGATTGCAATTATCTTATGAGAATTTACCAAAATGGATGCAACAGGGAATAGTCTCTTGGAATAAAGGATCATTAGAGTTAGAAAATGGTTCAAAAATTATTGCAGCATCCACATCTGCATCCGCTGTTAGGGGAATGAGTTTTAATATTATTTTCTTGGACGAATTTGCGTTTGTTCCAAACCATATCGCAGATGACTTTTTCGCTTCGGTATATCCAACAATTTCTTCAGGTAAATCTACCAAAGTTATTATTGTATCCACACCAAAAGGTATGAATCACTTCTACCGTATGTGGCACGACGCAGAGCGTGGTAAAAACTCATTTGTGCCCACAGAGGTTCACTGGTCCGAAGTTCCCGGAAGAGACGAAGAATGGAGGATACAAACTATAGCAAATACAAGTGAAGAACAATTCAAGGCAGAACATCTTTGCGAATTTTTGGGGTCAGTAAATACTCTTATTAATTCTGCAAAATTAAAAAATTTAATGTATGATGACCCAGTAAAAAGAAATAAGGGTCTTGATGTTTATGAAGAACCTGGTGAAGATAGAGATTATTTAATTACTGTTGATGTTGCTAGGGGTCTTGGTAATGATTATTCAGCATTTGTAGTTTTTGATATTACAGAATTTCCATATAAGATAGTTGCCAAATATAAAAATAATGAAATTAAACCGATGTTATTTCCCAGTATTATCAATGAAGTAGGAAGAGGTTATAATTATTCTTGGTTACTTGTAGAGGTAAATGATATTGGAGATCAAGTAGCAAATATTCTTCATTATGATCTTGAATATGATAATGTTCTTATGTGTGCAATGCGTGGTAGAGCAGGGCAATTAGTTGGTTCTGGATTTAGTGGAAAGAAATCTCAACTTGGAGTAAGAACAACTTCCGCTGTTAAAAAATTAGGTTGCTCTAACTTAAAATTACTACTTGAGGATGATAAATTATTGGTAAATGATTATGATATTATTAGTGAATTAACAACTTTTGCCCAAAAACATAATTCATTTGAAGCAGAAGAAGGGTGTAATGATGATTTAGTAATGTGTCTGGTTATTTTTTCTTGGTTAGTTGCACAGGAATATTTTAAGGAAATGACGGATAATGATGTCCGTAAAAGAATTTATGAGGAACAAAAAAACCAAATTGATCAAGATATGGCACCATTTGGATTTATTTCCGATGGAATTAATGAAATGACTAGTTTTGTTGATCAAGATGGAGATCGATGGCATTTAGATGAGTATGGAGATACCTCATATATGTGGGACTATATGTAGTAAGGTAGGGCAATTTATAAATACTTTTAGAATAAATTTGGATTGCGAGGGGAATTAAGATGCCACTAAATTTAGCATCTCCTGGAATTGTAGTAAGAGAGGTTGATTTAACGGTAGGTAGAGTTGATCCAGTATCAGCTGCAGTTGGAGCACTAGTTGCACCTTTTGCAAAGGGCCCTGTAGATTCTCCTTCCACTATCGAAACTGAGGCAGACTTACTTAACACTTTTGGGCAGCCATACTCTACAGATAAGCATTATGAGCATTGGATGGTAGCATCGTCTTATCTTGCTTATGGTGGAACTTTACTCGTTTCAAGAGCAGATGATGCGTCACTGAATAATTCATTTGTTGGAACTGCTTCAAGTATTAAAATTAAAAGTGAAGAGAATTATAATCAATTAGGATATGATGAAAACACTATCACTAATGTAACTATTGCGGCAAGAAATCCCGGATCTTGGGCAAATGGAATTAGAGTTGCTATTATTGATGCAAAAGCAGATCAAATTTTAACCGGAATTACAACTACTAATGTTGTGGTTGGTTATGGATTTACTCAAGCAATTTCAACAACATTACCTGGAAATGGAACAACCAGTACTCTTAATGGATATCTGAAAGGTATTATTACCGAAGTTGGATCTGGAACAGTTTCGACAAAGTTGGTAAGTCACGTTTCTGCAGCAGGAACTGAAACTGCAGTAGATTATCAACAATCTGGAGTATATGCATTAGCACAGACCGGTAATGTTGCTATCCACACAACTGGGCAAGCATCATCATTTGCTACAAGAGCATATACTGGAGAACTTGATTGGTTCGAGCAACAATCAATTACTCTTTCGAATGGATCAATTGAATGGGATACAATCGCGGATCGTCCATCAACATCCGCATATGCCGCAGCAAGATCTTCGAGATTTGATGAAGTTCATATCATCATCATTGATGATCAGGGAACAATAACTGGAAATGCTGGAACAATTTTAGAAAAACATCTTTCACTTTCGAAAGCAAAAGATGCAGAGTTTTCGGTAGGAAGTCCATCCTATTGGAGAAAGTATCTTTATAATGCATCTTCTTATATTTTTGGTGGTTCGCAACCAGTAGGAGTTGTAACTACAGGATTCAGTGATAGTGGAAGTGCTCAATTTCAACTTGATAGCGATACGGGTTGGGATCAAGATGCTCAAGATACAATTTTTGCTGCAGCAGGATCAAATAGTTATGCATTATCTGGAGGAAAAAATTATGACGGAGGGACAGATTTAACTTCTGCAGGATCTCTTAGTTCGGGACTTGATGATATTGTAAGTGGATATACATTATTTGAAAACACTGAAAATTATAGAGTTGATTTTGTATTAATGGGTTCTGCTAATTATGCAAAAGAATCTGCACAGGCATTAGCGAATAAAATTATTACTGTTGCAGAAACTAGAAAAGATGCTGTTGCATTCATTTCTCCATATAGACAAGCATTTTTAGTGGATAATACTGTAGGAGCAGTAACCGTTAATGATGATGATACTATTACAAGTAATGTAATTAGTTTCTATTCTCCAGTTACATCTTCAACTTATGCAATCTTTGATAGTGGTTATAAGTATATGTTTGATAGGTTTAACAATACCTTCAGATATGTACCTCTAAATGGTGATATTGCCGGAACTTGTGCGAGAAATGATATTAATCAGTTCCCTTGGTTCTCTCCTGCAGGAACTTCTAGAGGAACAATCTTAAATGCAGTCAAGTTGGCGTATAATCCAAGTAAAGTTCAAAGAGATAAACTTTATTCAAATAGAGTAAATCCAGTTATCTTCTCACCAGGTGCAGGTATTATTCTGTTTGGTGATAAGACAGGATATGGAAAATCTTCCGCATTTGATCGTATTAATGTTCGCAGACTCTTTATCTATCTTGAGAATGCGATCTCATCAGCGGCAAAAGATCAACTCTTTGAATTTAATGATGAAATTACAAGAACTAACTTTGTAAATATAATTGAACCTTTCCTTCGCGATGTTCAATCCAAGAGAGGTATTTTTGATTATGTTGTAATTTGCGATGAAACAAACAATACTGCAGCAATTATTGATGCTAATGAGTTTGTTGCTGATATCTATATTAAACCAGCAAGATCGATTAACTTTATCGGTCTTACCTTCATCGCCACCAGAACTGGTGTTGCTTTTGAAGAAGTAATCGGATCAGTTTAATTAACTAGAGGTTTTAAAACTATGGCAACCAGAAATCAACTAAATCCACCTCCTTTAAGAAAGATTACCGACTTCAAGAGTAAACTTACTGGTGGTGGTGCTCGTCCCAATCTATTTGAGGTTGAGCTTTCCTTTCCAGATGCAGTTAATGTTTCTGGATTGAATGATATTCTCCAAAAGGCAAGATTCCTTGTAAAGGCAGCAAATCTTCCAGCATCTAATGTTGCTCCAATTGAAGTTCCATTTCGTGGAAGAACTCTGAAAATTGCTGGAGATAGAACATTTGATACCTGGACTATCACTGTTATTAACGATACCGATTTTGCTATTCGTTCTGCTTTTGAAAAGTGGATGAATACAATTAATCGTGTTTCAGATAATACAGGTACAACAAATCCTGCATTATATCAAGCAGATGCTTTTGTCTATCAGTTGGATCGTACCGGAGAAACCTTAAGAAAGTATCATTTTTATGATGTTTTCCCAACTCAAGTTGCTCCTATTGAACTATCATATGATGCTCAGGGTATTCAGGAGTTCACGGTAGAACTTCAGGTTCAGTGGTGGGAAGCAGTTAAAGGTAACGGCATTTCTGCTGGCGGTGAGGATATCAACTAAATAGAATATAATACAGAGTTAAAAATTATAATATGGCGAAACTCTTTGGTTTTTCGATTGATAATGGCGAAAACAAATCACCAGGCGTTATTTCCCCCGTTCCTCAAACTAATGAGGACGGGGTTGATAATTATATTGCTAGTGGTTTCTATGGTCAATATATTGATATTGAGGGAGTATATCGTACAGAGCACGATCTAATTAAAAGATATCGTGAGATGGCACTTCATCCAGAGTGTGATGGTGCTATTGAAGATGTTGTAAATGAAGCAATTGTAAGTGATCTTTATGATTCTCCAGTAGAGATTGAACTTTCTAATTTAAACGCATCAGATGCACTCAAAAAAGCAATTAGAAAAGAGTTTAGATATTTAAAGGAAATAATGGACTTCGATAAGAAGTCTCACGAAATTTTTAAAAATTGGTACGTTGATGGGCGACTATACTATCTGAAAGTAATTGATGTAAAGAATCCTCAAACTGGAATTCAGGAATTGAGATATATTGATCCGATGAAGATGAGATTCATTCGTCAAGAAAAAAAGAAGGATGGAAATAATCAAATAAATTTCAATAAAATGACGGAGACACAAAGATTTATGTCTCCAGAAATTGAAGAATACTTTATGTACACTCCAACTCCAAATTATCCAACAGGAATGATTTCTGGTGCTGGTGGACAAAAATCAGTAAAAATTGCTAAAGATGCAATTACTTATGTTACCTCTGGTCTTGTAGATCGCAATAAAGGTACGGTTCTTTCTTATCTCCATAAAGCAATTAAAGCACTCAATCAACTGAGAATGATTGAAGATTCTTTGGTTATCTATCGTCTATCACGGGCACCTGAGCGTAGAATTTTTTATATTGATGTTGGTAATTTACCGAAAGTAAAAGCAGAGCAATACCTCAAGGAGGTTATGTCTCGCTACAGGAATAAACTTGTTTATGATGCTACTACTGGA